TACGTGCAGGACTCCACGTTCAACGGAAACGTTCAAGAGTCTCTGAAAAAAATAAACACACTCGTCATCACGGAGTGCCTCAAACAGATCCTTCCCGGAGTCAGAGCTTACGTTCTGTATTTGCGCGACGCGAGCTTGCCATTCAACGGCGGTGGCGAAAACGCTTTCGCACGTCCTCAGGATGTCAGCGAAAAGGGAAGTCGTGTTTTAAGTGGGTTCTTACCCCTTCAGAGGTGATAACAAAACACGAGTATCACATGTAGTGTAACGCAAAACCTGGCCGTATTCGTGGACGGAAGAAAGTCTCCGAAACAAGTTGTCGTGTGAGTTACGGCGCTCATGTAAATAACGTCCATCCACGACGGCTCTTTCTTAAGCCATCGGCTCTCGTGAAGTTGCTGGTAAATCCACCCGGGATGTATTTGTATAGGATCGTCATGACCACAAACAGAAGAACGTGAACGGTGATCGGACTCGTCATTTATTTAATTGTAGTTCCATTCTCTTTATACTCGCGGTATTGTCGATGTTTTTGAACGAATACGTTCCACTCTTGTGTTCAAAACCGCCATATGTAACTTCAGACCTTGTAACAAATCCATATGTTTCAAACAACTTTTGACTCTTTATGTTCGTACAATCCGCGAGAATTGACGTGAACCCGTGTGCCTTTGCTTCGTCTATCGTATGCTGTAGCAGTTGACTCGCGAGACCTCGGCCATCGGAGGCGATCGAAAATACATACAAGCATTTTCCACTGGGAGCGTATCGTAACATGTCAAACAGTGCAAACATTGGTTCTATTTTGTTAATCACGTTATACTCCATCTCGAGGAATTGATTGTAGGGGAGGTTGAGAGCCACCGCATCGCCGAACTCTGAATGAGACGCGAACGAGCATCCGCTTAGAACGGATTTTTCCATGATAGAGCGAAAGACATGCGCAAACTCATCGCTCGTTATTCCGAGTGCGACACTCGTCGGCTCCTTGCTTGCAAAGATATCAGATGTAAACTCCAGCGAAAACCGCATGTCGTCGATGCAAACCGTATAATTCATACTTTATTTAACGACCTATTTTCTTAAATTACTTTATATCTCATATCGTCATATTATGATATAAAGTAATGACGAATAGCACATAAAATAAACATGCAGACTATTAAGGTGAACAGCTACAGCAAGATGCTCAGCGGACTGCAGTCCGGGCGCAAGTACTCGATCATCAAGTTTACATCGAAATCGTGCAGAGCATGCAAAAATCTCGAACCCAGGATTGCGAAGCTAGACCTCGATATTGATGTCTATGATGTCGATCACGACGAGAAAAATACCATCAGCAAAGCATTCAGTGTTCGAGCTCTACCCACAGTGATACTCTGTGAGGATGGTATTCCTGCCGCTAGAATGGTTGGGTTGAACCAAACGAAAGAGTTTTTTCAACTCGTAAACGATGTTGTCAACAATGATTGCGTCATCGTCGATTGGGAGAAATAATTATCGAGAGCTCCGTGATTTACCACGAGGAGTAGCTCCGGTGCGCTGGCGGCCAGACGGAGAGAACCCTGCCTGAGGCATGGGAGGTGCTCCTGGAGTGAACCCCGTCGACTTTCTCCCTGGAGGCGGGTTCTGGCGGCGTTGAGCACGTTGTTTGCGAAGCGCGGCATTCTCACGTGCCTTTTGTTCCGCTCTTTGACGACGGAGCATCTCCTCTTGTTTTTTCTTTGCCTTTTCTGCCTGGGCTTGCGCCTGTTTCTGTTTACCTAGTTCCGCACGCTTCTGTTGCCAGTTCTTGGATTTGCCGGATTGAATTTGAATACGATTAGTTTGTTCTGCCTTGGCGGTATTCAACCTGAATTTCACCTGCATATTCTGACGTTGCTTTTGGAGCCTCGCCTTCACCTCGGGAGGTGCCGATGCGATCTTTTTGTTGAGTGCCTGTATTTTCTTGGCATGAGAAGTCTGGAGGAACCTCAATGTTTGTTTGCGTTGTTTGGCATTTACCACCGCTGCCCTTTTCAGAGCATTGCCTACATCCCTCGATACGAACGTCTGCTGACCAGGGGTGCACATCGCGGGGGCCACAGAGCAAGGAATCACCCTTCCAACACTCCCATCCTTGAAACTTTGGAGTGGATATTTCCGCACGTCGTACTTCTTCTTGCCCGCCTCGAACTTCCCCTTCTTGGCCATGTCTGCACGGTCATATGAATACTTAACTTCGGTCCCTTTCTGACCAGGCTGACGCATAATTTTACCATCTCGGCTCCTGACGGTAGATGTTACTTTGTCCACGATGAAATAAGGTTGTCGGTATTTTTTATAATATCTCACGTCGATCGCTGCGTTTTGCTTTGTATACGGTAGGATTGAGATTGTCCGCTGATCTATGAGATCACCGTATCCATGATATTTCTGCAGAGCATATCTGCGAAGATCCTTCCCTTTGATAGCTTCAAAACGCTTGATACTAACGACTTTATACGAGTGTCTCAGACGAACCCCAGCTATGCAATCTGCGATGTCCGCCTCCGCATCCTGGGCGGAATATATATTGGGAGGAAATTCGTTGATGTTTTTTACTTTGTATAAATTTTGAAGGACCCAAACTCTTCGATCAGCATACTGAGGGATTCTCGCACACTTTGAACTCTTCCAGTCGGATATTCTCACATTTCTGCCAGTGCCTCCTGTCGAACTAAAAGAATTGCCCATTTGTATATAACTTAAACAATATATAATATTATAATATCAATGGATCCTGCAAAAATCGCAATGGTAAAACGTGGTAAATTTCATCAACTTCGATATGACGACAATCCTATAGAAATTCCGTTTAAGGGCATAAAGATACTCAGAGATCTTCAGGCAACCAAAGCGGACCGCTGCGTATATGAAAACTTCACGCGGATCGACATCACACATGCACAAGGAAACAAAGGAGACCTTCTGCTGGTTCATAATTACATCAAATCTAAAGCGTCGCCGAATTTTTCGCCATTGAAATACGCGGCAGATAACAATTCATGGGGAGACATAGTGACCAAAATAAAGTCTGACCGTTACCTGTCGGCCGGAGACATTGTCGACGGAGTATTATCACCAGGATCATTCGGAGAATTCGGATGGGTTCTGACTCTTAAGTTGTTGGCATGATATTTTGTATCGACAAATCGTATTTACACCCGATTAAACCGGCGGTAATTTCCCTTCTGCACCACAAGTTTCGGACCATCTTTACTGGGTAACGATTGTGTCCATGTATCCGCTATGTCCCAAGTTCCGTCGGGAACAGACACGACGGGAGTGGGGCGGTACAATTGCATTATAAACTTTTCTTTCTTCTTCATCTTCATGAACTGCATCGCGCCGAACACGACAAGTGCTAAGACAACCAGTACCAGCAGAATGTGTTGCATCTTCGTCATTGTTTATAATGTAATCAAACATTATTTTTCTATATTGACACACCGCATGATAAATAATGATTGCCCCCCAAAATAATATAAAAATGAGTATCACTTGCATGGCCGCTAGTTTCGTGGTGAACAGGATCGTAAAGACTACTGAAGAAGCATGCAGGCTACACAGGATCTATAAGATTTCCATCGGCGATCTGAAATACATTGGTCAGACGAACCGCATGCCGGAGGAACGTTTTAAGGAACATGTCAGACATACATCAAAATGCACGCTACTGAAGGAGGCTCTTCAAACTAACAATGCGACTCTGGACACGCTCGCGATAGTCGGACCCCATGACGTAAATGTAGTGGAACGGGTTGCCATCGCACTTGAAAACACAGTTTCTCCGGATGGCTTTAATATCTCAACTGGAGGCCCTGGAGTGACACGGCGCGATGAGAAATACGAGAAGTTTCGTAAGGACGTCCTTCTCGTGAGAAATCTCATGAAAAAGGGTCTCGTCTCTTATGATATTTTACATATGCGAGGTGATATTTCGCTTACAAATGCCGAGTTCGATGCTGTGAAAAGATTATGTAATAAGTGAGTTACATATTGACAATACAAATCATTTAAATAAGCCCATACTATGTGAAAAAAGAAAATTAAAAATATACATAATTGTAAATATGCAACCTGCCAACAAGTTTCAGGAGTACAAATTTTCAGGCAAAGGTAGTTATTCCACACAACTCGACCAAATAAGTTTAGTAGACGGGTATTCCGACACATTCATTGGTCTCAATGCAGGAAGTAAGGTTTTATTGAATGGAAGTTCACAAAACAATACAAGCGTAGGTGCTAATAGCATGGTTTCGAGTCAAACCGTTGCCAACACATCGCTCGTTGGTGCCTACGCGGGAGCAGAGATTCAAAATAGTGAATCTGACACAGGTGTTGGTGTTGGTGTCATGGAAAACGCCGCAAATGTCGTTGGAACCGTGGCCGTTGGTTATCAGGCCGCTCAAAATTTACAAAAATCCTCATACAATGTCGCAATCGGCTGGAAATCGATGGGAAGATTCGTTCAGGGAACACGTAATGTTTGTGTCGGAGCTGCGGCAGCTTACTACGGATATGACATGTCAGGATGTACAATTTTGGGCGAATCCGCGGGAAAGTATTCCAAAATCGGCGTGGATAACACTTTCATCGGGTCTTCGTCGGGTGCTGGATCCAAAAACGGAACGGAAAACACGTATATTGGTTCGGGTTCCGGAGAATTTGCGGCCAATGGGTATCAGAATGTTTACGTAGGTGTTGGCGCGGGGCAAAATAACGTGAACGGAGGCAACAATATTTTCATAGGGTATCAAGCGGGTGCTAACACTACCAACGTATACGACACCATCATCATCGGAGGGGGTGGCGGGGGCGGTAATACCAGCAACCTGACAGAAAGTGTCATCATAGGTCCAGGCGCGGGTGCCAACTTGACGACGGGAGGACAAGTCGTGTTGATAGGAGCTTACGCTGGACAAAATCTCACTACCGGATTTCGCGATGTGTTTGTCGGTTACAAGGCCGGGCAAAATTCTGTGGAGGAGAGTGATTCTGTTGCCATAGGTGCGTATGCAGGTCGAAAAGTGTCAAATGGATCTAATAACGTGTGGGTCGGTTTCGAGGCTGGCGAGTATGTCTCTCAAGCGTCAAATACTATAGGTATTGGTTCACGCGCCGGAATGTTTTCAAGTTTCTCAAAGGATTGCACGTTTATTGGTAAGCAATGTGGAGAAGTTGCGGGAAACTCTAACAGGAGTACATTTGTTGGCGCGCGTGCCGGATTTTTTGGCAGTCAATACTCCACATATGTAGGATATGAGGCCGGATTCAGAGCAATAACAGATAGTTTGTATAATACTTCGATTGGTTATCAATGTGGTAATGGAGAAACGGGAAGTTATAACACGAGCATAGGAGCATTTGCGGCGGACAGACTTGGTAATTACAATACGACCGCCGGGTATCTATCTGCGGCGAATGTATATGGCGATTTTAATAGTATTTTTGGTGCATTTTCTGGTAATAATGTTGGTAATTTCAACACTATAGTAGGATCTTATGCAGGATTTGTCGCACGTGGAGATTACAATACGATGTCAGGATATCGTTCGGGATCTAATGTATTCGGCAATTACAATAGTATTTTCGGTGCTGGCGCTGGCAATAATGTTGGTAATTTCAATGCCATATTTGGTACGGGAGCAGGTATTAATGCCACAGGGGGAAATAATTCATACTTTGGAACTATTGCAGGAGCCAATATTTCCGGAGATAAGAATTGTATGATTGGTGACATTGCTGGCAGGCGAATGGGGAATTCTTCTTTTAATACATGCGTGGGTTCTGAAGCTGGAGGAACGGAAGGAGAAAATAATAGTGGATTTTACAATTCCGTGATGGGTTTTTTTGCAGGAAATATGGGAAACAATAATACTATTTGTGGAGCATTTGCAGGATCTAATATAGGCGGTGATACCAACGTCGTTATAGGATTCAGAGCTTCTCCTGATATAAGCGGTGTTCAGAACACTGTCGTCGGTGGAAATGCAGGCATATCTCTCACATCAGGCGGTCAAAATACTATGGTGGGCAGTCGCGCGGGAAGTTCAACAAGCATCGGTAATTTTAATTCGTTCTTAGGATTTAACGCAGGCAGTGGTGGAACTAGAAATACCGTAATTGGAAGTTTATCTGGAAATTCTATGACAACTTCAACGGATAATACTGTCATTGGAAGTTTGTCTGGAAACGCTATAACTACGGGAGTCCAAAACACTATCATAGGATCTCGAACCGCGAATGCATTATCATCGGGAGTTCAAAACACTGTTTTAGGAGTAGGAGCAGGATTTGGACTCGTTGCAGGAGGATTGAATACATATATTGGTTATAATACGGGAAATAATGGATCGCGAAATACTGTTGTAGGAAGTTTGTCTGGTGGCATGATGATATCGTCTGCGGGAAATAATTCTATAGTTGGATTTCAAGCAGGAGCAAATATCACTTCCGGAATGAGAAATACACTCATTGGAGCTTCGACTGGTGTTGGTTTAAATACAGGAAGTTTTAATACGTTCATAGGATTTGGATCTGGTGCCAATGGAACCAATAATACAGTGATTGGAAGCACTGCAGGAAATTCGATGACGACTGCTACAGATAACACAATAATCGGTGTCTCTGCAGGAAACGAATTGACGTCTGGAAGTCAGAACACTATCATAGGAGGCCAGGGAGGATATGAACTAATAAGCGGAAGCTTGAATACTCTCATCGGATATGGTTCTGGTCGAAATGGTATTAGAAATGTTTCTATAGGATGTTTTGCAGGAAACTTGATGACACTTTTGGCGTCAGATAATATTGCTGTTGGCAATTCATCGGGACCAAAACTTACGGACGGAGATCAAAATATTTTTATTGGAACGCAAGCCGGAGCAAACGTAATCAACGGTTCTCGAAATATATTAATTGGCGCCAGATCGGGAGGTAGCATGACATCAAGCAGTGATAACATTGCAATAGGAGCAGATATAAGTATTCCAGGATTTAATAATACGTTAATTGGCTCAAATATATCAATTCAATCAGGAGGGTCGCCTTTCAGAGTTACCGCTATCGGTTCAAATTCTTCAATATCAGCATCAAGATTCAACGACTCCGCGTCTTTATTCAGTAATAATGCTTATGCAACTATTTATGGTAATGGTGCTTTTGTGGTTTCTGGAGAAGCGTACAAAGCCGTGGCAGGATCCTGGGCCGGTACATCAGATCGAAGATTGAAAAGCAACATACAGCTGGCAAACACGATAATGTGCGAGAATATACTGAAGAATTTAGACTTGAAAAGATATACATGGAACGATGATTTTAATCCAATCATAAAAGATAGGACACAACTCGGGTTTATTGCACAAGAAGTAGAAGAATATTTACCAAAATCCATATCTACCACGCGATATGAAAATATCGATGATTGCAAACTCATAGATCTTAGTCAAATCCATATGGTCATGTATGGAGCTTTGAAACGCAGCATTGCTCGGATTGACGAACTAGAAGCAATAATAATCCGAAATAATTTACAATAAAAATATACGGGGGAGTAATGGATGATAGGAAATTTCAGTCAAAATTATCCACATTCTTAGGTTTTGTGAAATATGTTAGAGATCCAGATTATCACGGGAGGGT